GTATAGTTAGTGGAATTGGTGGTTTGATTGCTGGTGGTCAACAAAAAAGAGCTGGTAGAGCCCAAACAGCTGAGGCTGAAGCTATGAGAAAACAATTTGAAGCTGGTGGATATGAGCTTTCAGATTCAGAAAAAAACTTGTTACAAAAAAAATCAAGTGAGCTTCAAAAGTTACAAAGAATGGACTACAAAGATATGGTTGGTGGTTCGTTGGAAGCTAGAGAAGAGCAGAGACAGTCTAATATGGCTCAAGCTATGTCTGCTGCTGGTAGAGGTGGTAACGCTGCTACAATGATGCAACAGTTATTAAGACAACAAGAACAAGTAGGAGCTCAAGAGTTTGCTAATCTACAAAAAGCAGAGGCTGGTTTCCAAACTGATGTGTCAGGTAAAGTAATTCAAGAGCAGCAACAAATAGCTCAACAAGAAGCTGCCATGAAGCAACAAAAACTACAAGAGATAATGGCTCAAAAACAAATGGGTCAACAAATGGAGTTTGAAGGAAAGCAAGCACAGCTTGAGGCAGGAACATCTTTAGTTAGTAGTGCTGCTAGCGCTATATTTCCTGGTTTTGGAGAAAAAGGAATGAAGGTAAAAGCGGGTGAGCCAGAACTTACTCCTGGTGAAGAAAGTCATGAAACTAATCCTATAGACTTATTACAAGGTAAAACTAAAATAGGAGAGATGACGGGGGGTGAGGTTATTATGCCTTCTAAAGATGTAAAAAAAGTAAAAGAATTTATAGATAGTAATAATCAAAAAGCTTTATTATCTTTAATGAAAAGATTATTTACTAA